GGTTCTGTCATTGAGATTAAATCACATAACGATGCAACTGATGGTGTTAACTTTGTGGTTAATGGTAACAGTGCGGTTAGAATCAATGGTAACATTGTGGTTCACGCAGGTAACTATACTTCATACCAACAACACCCATCGATTACTGCGGCTACTTCTTCAGATAACTCGGGTAGAACATATATACAAGACATCTTATTAGATGGTAACGGACACGTTACGGGTGTTACAACAGCAACAGAGACAGTTACCGATAGTGGAAATGATAATGATATAGATTACATAAGTGGAGCTACGTTTGATGATACTACAGGTGTAATTACAGGTACAGGAACAGGTAATGCCGGATTTACTGTCGATATTGATGGTAGGTATTTAGGAATAGGAGACATGGCGGCAGATTCTGATTTACTTGATGGTTTAGACCTTCATACGGGACGTAACAATGAGGTAAATAAAGTAGTACGTACAGATGCAAACGGTTATATCCAAGCTGGTTGGATTAATACAACATCGGGAGCGAACGGTGCTTCAGATACCATAAGTAGAATTTACGCGTCGGGAGATGGTTATATTAGATATTATAGTAAGGCCGACTTCATTAGTCAATTAGGTTTAATTACTACAGGTAATATTGGTTCACAATCTGTAAATTATGCAACAACGGCAGGATCGGCGGATATGATTGATGGTGTTGCATTTAGAAACACAAATTCAACTGCAGGGATTAATGCGGACTCCTTAAATAGTGCGGGTATCACATACTACACAGGTGGTGTGACAAACTTCTCAGGTAACGCAAGTGACGGAGCACTCTACTCACAAATTTATAGTTCATCATGGCAACATCAAATTGCGGGTGACTATAGAAGTGGACGAATTGCGGTTAGAGGTAAAAATAGTAATACTTGGCAATCTTGGAAAAAGATACCGGCGGTTAATGTTTCTACATTCAGTAATGTGGGTAGCGTTACTTTTACCCATGGTTTAGGAACCGACAACGTGATTGTACAGGTATATGATAGTAATGGAGATCTGTTCTTCCCATCAAGAGTCAATGTACAGGGTGGTATTGTTGAAGTTAATTTTGAGGTAGCAAGATCAGGCCGATTAGTTGTTACTGGGTAAAAAGAAAATAGATGATTAGAGAAAATGTAATAGTAAGTGGATCTCTTGATGTAAGCGGACAATTTATTATTCCGAAAGGAACGAGAGCGGAGAGACCAACAACACCAGAGATCGGATCAATGTATTTAGAGGAATCCCCTAGTGGTAGTTTTGTTGTTACATATACTGGTGCATCTAATTATGATGATGGATGGGAACCCGTAGGTTCACAAGACACCGATAGAACAGGATTTAAATATAGACAAATAATAAACTATTCATATTTGGCGGGTGGATATAAGTCAAGTTCACCTTGGAAGAATGTACATAAAACAATTAACGCGACTGACCAAACATCTCACATTGGTGAGTTATTGGACTATCCCGCAAACTACACATCAGGGGCGTGTAGTAAAACTAAATTATTTCTTTGGTCAACAAATACCGATGGTGCCCATAAAGGGTCTACCACAATACATTCAACTCACACATCTGGTATTGATATGGTGAATGAAACAACATATACCCACCAATCTAAATGGGATTTATTAAATGCAAGAGATGATTGTGGTACCCTATTTAAAGAAACGGAGTTTGCGTATGTTTTTGGTGGATCTGTAGCAACAGTAGAGAAATTCAATTTAACAAATGAGACAATGTATACCACTTATTATCCTGGTGGTTCACCATATGTAACAACATCTTCATCTATTACAAGTACTTTAGGTGCATCAGGATTCTCTGATGAAAATTATGGTTATGGGTATGGTTCTGAAAGTGGAAACAAATGTCACTTTGCTACTGATGTGTTCGAGACAAGGGCATCCTCATGGGCATCTAGTGGGCAACAGAAAGGGATAAGTTCTAAAGTTGGTAAAGGTTATTGTGGAAATGAAGGTACATATAATGGAGGTTACAATTTAAGAAGGTGGGACGTTTTCACTGAAACTAATATTGGTAATGTCCCTAAACCACACGCAAATTGTGGAGAAGAGAATTTCACCATGGGACAAGATCACCAATACATGTTAGCAACATATGATGGTACAGGTCAAACAAATACAAGTTGGAAATTCTCATATACGACAGATACGGGTACGGTAAATCCTGCAGGGTTAGCACCAGGTGTTAACGCAGGTGCATCATCAGGACATTGTGGTTGGAGAAATTAACTATTTATAGATATGATATTTGAAAATTTAGAAATTAGTGGGTCGTTAAGAGGTCAGGGAATAACAAGACCACCCTCAGGTGTAAAGGCGGATAGACCTTCCTCACCTGAAAAAGGATCTATGTTCTTAGAAATGACGACATCGGGTAGTTTCGACAATAGTTTTCTAATGGTTTACACGGGTAATGGAAATGATTCTGGATGGGAGAGAATTTCAAATCAAAGTAATTTTGGTAAAACCAGTTTTAGGTTCAATCAAATTATTAACTACTCTTATTTGGCTGGAGGGTATAAATCCTCATCACCTTGGAAGAATGTACATAAGACGGTAAACTCTACAGATCAAACATCACACTTGGGTGAATTGTTAGATTATCCTGCATCATATACTTCAGGTGCGTGTAGTAGGACTATTTTCTATGTATGGTCCGTTAATGATGATGGTGCTTGGAAAAGTGCGGGTAATATACATGGTACATATACATCTGCGATTAATATGGTAACCGATACTAATTATACACACACCGCTGAGATGGATACTAATATAGCAAGAAGTGATTTAGGTACGATGCATAAGGAAACAGAAATGGCATATCTTTTTAGTGGAGGTAGTGCCACTGTTGAGTTATTTAATTTAACCACAGAATCCTTACATACCGCATATACACTATCAACAATAAACGGTAGTGATGGTGGTTCGGCATTTTCGGATGAACTATATGGTTATGGTTGGACTTCAAGTGGAGGTGTCAAATTAAACTTTTCAACGGAAACTTTTGCAACATCCCCTCATTGGTCAAACCATTCACAACAAAAAGGTATCTCATCAAAATTAGGTAAAGGTTATGCCGGTAATGAAGGTTCATATAGTGGTGGTTATAATTTAAGGAGATGGAGTAATCAAACAGATACCAATATAGGTAATGTTCCCAAACCCGATGGTAACTGTGGTGAAGAGAATTTTACTATGGGTCAAGATTGGCAATACATGTTAGGTAATTATAATGGTCTCCAAAATAATAATTCATGGAAATTTACATACGCAACTGATACGGGTACAACAAGTGTAAGTGGGTTAAATCCCGCAGTAAACGCAGGTACTTCATCAGGTCATTGTGGTTGGAGAGAATAAAATTTTAAGAATATGATATACGAAAATATGTCCGTTAGTGGTTCACTTAAAGTGGACAGAGTTACTGCAAGACCACCGAAAGGTGTTAAGTCACAGAGACCATCGAACCCATTATCTGGTTCTTTATTCTTGGAAGAATCATCAGAACACACAAGTTATTTAATGGTTTATACGGGTGTATCTAATGTGGATGAGGGTTGGGAAAGGATTTCAGCACAACAAAACGAAGGAACTAATTTTAAGTACAGACAAATAATTAATTATTCTTACATCGCCGGTGGATACAAATCCTCATCCCCTTGGAAGAATGTACATAAGGCAACCAACGCAACTGATCAAACAACCCACATTGGTGAGTTATTGGACTATCCCGCAAACTACACATCAGGAGCGTGTAATCTTAGAATATTTTTTATGTGGTCTGTAAATACGGATAGTGCACATAAAGGACCAACGTCTCTACATAGTAACACAACTTCTGCGGTCAACATGTTTACCGACACTAACTACGCTCACCAATCTAACCATGACTTACAATATAGTAGGTCCGATTGTGGAACCATGTGGAAAGAACATGAGTTTGCTTGGATTTTTGCGGGTAACAGAACAGAGGTAGATAAATTTAATTTAAGTAATGAAACGACAATAACAAACTATGGGGTAACCTCGATAAGTAGTGGTGGTGGGGCGAGTTCATTTTGTAACGAAACCCATGGTTATGGTTGGGGGGATGGTAATATCAAAATGGAGTTCTCTACAGAGACTATATCAAGTTCCTCAACCTCGTGGTCAGCTCATGGACAGCAAAAAGGTATTCCATCTAAAGTTGGTAAGGGTTATGCTGGTAACGAAGGGTCTTATC